ATAAAGCAATAAAATTATATAATAATTTAAGTGATCAACAATCAGATACAAATGTTGTAGGAATCTATACAGGTTCTATTGGATCACATAAATTCTCAACACTTTCGTCTTCAAGACAAGTTTCTTACATAAAAGTAATTGACAAAGGTGAAGGATATACGAATAGAAAGTTGATTGTAAGTCCTACCGGAATATCTACGACACAAAACTCTATTAACTTTAAGAATCATGGATTTAATAATGGTGAAATTGTAGAATATGATTATGAATCTGGGCAGATATCTGGAATTACAACTGCAAATCAATACTTTATTTTAAAAGTTGACGACGATTCGTTTAGATTATGTGATGCCGGAATTGGGGGAACAGTTGTTTCTAATTATGAAAGGCAAGATTATAAAACATTTGATAGTACGGGAAGTGGATATCAATATTTCAAATATCCGGACATTTCTGTTTTAATTAAATATAATTCTGTAGGATTTGGAACTACTACTCAAGAGTATCAAGACTTAGTATTAACTCCAGTAGTAAAAGGAAGCATTATTGATGCTTATGTTTATGAATCTGGAACTGGATATGGGTCCACAATTTTAAATTTAGAGAAAAAACCAATAATTTCTATAAAAAATGGAAAATCTGCTCAATTAACACCATCTATTGTTGATGGAAGAATAATTAGTGTTTTTACAAGTTTTGTTGGGAGTGAATATTATTCTGTTCCGGAATTGATTGTTTCTGGTTCTGGAACCGGTGCAGAATTACGAGCAATAATTAATAATGGTCAAATATCAGAAGTTAAGGTTCTGAATACTGGTATTGGATATTCAGCATCAAACACAAAGATTCAAGTTGTTTCATCAGGAAATAATTCCTTTATTGATCCTCAAATCAGAAAATTAACTCTTAATGATAATATTGTAAGATTTCCTACGGGAGAAGTTTTATTAGAAGGTAAAGATAAACTTCAATATTCAGTATCAAAGTATTTTGAAGGTTTGAGAGACTCTTTTGGAGAAACTTCTGTGGGTGTAGCAAATACCAGTAACTCCAAAATAATTGGATGGGCTTATGATGGAAATCCAATCTATGGACCATATGGATATTCAGATCCTAATGATAGATCTTCAGGATTGAAATTATTAGAATCTGGATATATCTTAAATACATCGAATGTTGAAAATAGACCATCTGGATTTGATGCTGGATTTTTTGTCGAGGATTATCAATTTAATGGAGATGGAGATTTAGATGAATATAATGGCAGATACGAAAAAAATGAAGAGTATCCAAATGGTGTTTATGTATATCATGCTACAATAAATCAATTCCCTTATTTTATAGGTAATAAGCATAAATCGAAATTAATTTCTGATTCTGATTTAAATCAATCATTTGACTTTAATAACTCAAATTTATTAAGAAATACTTTCCCCTACAAAGTATCAGAATTAAAGGCTGATTATGATTTTATTAATGAAACCAGTGATGTTCTAGATCAAAAAATAGAAGTAGTATCTGTAACATCAGACTCTGTAAAATCCATAGAGATTGAAAATTCTGGCAATAATTACAAAGTTGGGGATAGATTGATATTTGATAACACTGACACATCAGGAAGTGGTTTAGATGTTAGTGTTGCTTCCATAAAAGGAAAGAGTCTCGTAAAATTAAATACAAATTCAACTGAATACTTAAATTCTATTTTTACATGGGAATCTACTAGTAAAGTAAAAGTATCAATATTACCCAATCACGATCTTTTAAATCTAGATTATGTAACTGTATCTGGATTTTCTACAAATCTATCAGCACTTAATGGAACACATCAAATCACAGTTCCTTCTTATGCAAATGGAAGATGTCTTTCTACAATAACATCTGCATCTGTAGGATTTACGACAGAAATTTATGTTTCTCCAATTCCAGAACAGGTATCCGTTGGTAGTAGTATTGGTATTGGGACAGAAACTTTAAAAGTTCTTGAAGTATTTAAAAATCAAAACATTCTTAGAATTGAAAGAGGATTAGCGGGTGTATCACATACTGTTGGAACAGCAGTATCGTTCCTACCAGATTCTTTTACAATTTCTAAATCTTTAGATAAATTTGATTCAAAAGTAAATGATAAGGTTTTCTTCAATCCTAAAGAATCTGTTGGTGTTGGAACTATAAGTGGTGTTGGATATAGTACATCATTTACATTTGGTAGTATCTCGACTGTAACTAGAAGTATTTCTACAAAAGGTATTTACATTGAAAATCATCCTTTTGTAACAAATCAACCGGTTGTTTATACTTCTAATGGAATAAATCCAATAACTGTTTCTCCTGATGGAACATCTACTTCAGATTTATCCAGCAATCCCAATCTTTTCGTTGTTAAGAAAAGTCCAAGTCTTATTGGACTAAAGACTGCAATTACAGGTGAAGAGTTATTCTTCCATAATAATGGAAATGATAGTGATAAGTATTCATTCGAATCTAATTACACTCAAATATTGGGAGATGTGGATAAGAATGTAGTAACCGTTTCAGTATCAACTTCTCATGAACTTCAAAATGGAGATACGGTAACATTAGATGTTCAACCAAATCTTTCAGTGGGTATTGGAACTTCAACAGCAGTTCGTGTTCTTTATAAATCTGAAATTGATAATATCGTAGTCAATCCAATTGGATTTAACTCTACAGGAATTAATACAGTAACTAATGAAATCACAATTACAGATCATAAATTAGTAACTGGTGATAAAGTTCTTTATGAGGATAATGGATATAATGAATATTTTGTTTATAAAATTAATAGAAATAGAATTAATCTCTGTGAAACTTTAATAGATTCTCAACAAAATCCTCCAACAGTTGTATCTTTTGCTTCTACAGGAAGTTCTTCACAAACAATAGCATTAATTAATCCACAATTACAACCAGTTAAAAATAATAATTTAGTATTTGACCTTTCAGATTCTTCATTGGTAAATTATAGTCTGAGATTATATCAGGACAAAGAGTTTAATAATGAATTTGTTTCTACTGGTTCTACAAATACTTTCAGTGTATCTGGGGTAGGAACTGTTGGAGTAACATCTACAGCAACTCTTACATTAGATTATAACTCACAAATTGGTGAATTATTCTATAACTTAGAAAAAGATGGAGTATTAGTCAAATCTGACACTGATGTTAGTAACTATTCAAGTATCAAGTATATTAATAGTGACTATAATAACTCATACACTATTAGTGGTGTTGCCGCAACAACTTTCAATGTAAATATTGAGAAAAAACCAGAAAAACTTTCTTATGGTTCAACTGAATGTGACATATTAAAGTACTCAACAACATCAACTTCTCCATCTGGACCAGTTAAATCTTTAAGTATTATATCTTCAGGAACTGGATATAAAAAATTACCGACTTTAAAATCTACTAATTCTACTTCCGGAGTAGATTTAATTGTAAATGCAAAATCAATAAATGTAGGATCTATAAAAGAAAGTAGAGTTATCAATAACAGATTTACTTATTCTTCAGATAAAACCTTAAGACCTAAGGTCAATGTGTCACCAAATATTGTAATAAAAGATTCAAATACACTGAGTCAAATATCAATAATTAGTGGAGGTGAAGGTTATGTATCTCCACCATTTATTACTCTCATAAATCCCACAACAAGAAGTATAATAGATTCTGGATTTATTGAAGCAAAAATAACAGGATCTGCAATTTCTTCTGTGGAAATTGAGACTGAACCAAAAGGTTTGCCCGATGAAACTGTAGAAGTTTTTGCAACAAATAATAATAATGGTGTCGCAATTGAAAAAGTAGAATCATCAAATACTGGGATTTTCACATGTACAATATCAACACCTGGTATTGGAAATACTTTTAATACTCCACCATTTGCTAAGGGAGATGAAGTATTCATTGAAGGTATTTCAAAATTTAGTTCTGATGGTGATGGATTTAATTCTTCAGATTATGGATTTAGATTCTTTAAAGTAACTGATTATAATAATGAGGGACTTAATGATACAGTCTCCATTGGTGTATCTGAATTTACCTCAAATACTGGAATTGCAAAAACAATTCAAGATTTTAGTGGAGTAATAATTAATAAAAATGATTATCCTACTTTTAAGGTAGTTCAAGAACCATCCAAATTTTTTATTGGAGAAACTTTATCTTCAAATCAGATAATAAGAGATTTGGAAGTTACAGGAAGTGATGGAGATTCTTTAAAAGTTTTAGGGTCATATGAATTATCAGTAGGTGAAGTTATTACTGGAAATGAATCTGGTTCTGTTGCAACAATTAAATCTTTGAATTTGAATGAAGGAACTTTTAATGTTGGTTATTCCAACATTAAAGATATTGGTTGGGATACTGAAACTGGAAAGTTAAGTGAAGATTTTCAGGTTACTCCAGATAATAACTATTATCAGAATTTATCATATTCCGTAAAGAGTTCAATAACATATAAAGATCAGCAATCTCCAGTAGAAAGTTTAGTTCATACAAGTGGACTAAAGAATTTTGCAGATACCGGAATATCTTCAAACACTAGTGCGGGTTTAACAACTACTAATGATGGAATTACTATAATTTATGATGTAATTGATGAGAAAAGAGTAGACACTATCAACAATTTTGATAATGTTATTGATGTTGATGTTATAGATTCAAAATCAAAATTCTTAAAATTGAAAAGTAAAAGACTCACAAATTATACAGAATTAAAAAATCTTAATGTATTAACAATTGATGATCTTCAAAATCAGTTCTCAAACTCAGAATCCGAATCTACAGAATTTTTATTAGTAGACGAACTTGACAATAGAACATATTTCAATTACTTATTAAGAGTGTCTAGTGAAGATGGTACTGAACTTCAGTTAACAGATATTACTATTTTAAAAAATGAATTAGAATCCGTCATTGTTGAAAATGAGTCCATATCTGGACAAGAATTTAATTATGGTATTTTTGACTTATTTACAGACGAAACTGAAAAAACTTTCTTAAGATTCGTTCCTAATGATGCATTGAATACAAATTATGATCTAAAAGTAATTAAGCAAATATTTAATACAGATATATCTGGAGTTGGAACACAATCTATAGGTTTTGTCGATTTGACAGGTTCTGTTGCTACAGAAAATACTAGTGTAGGAATTGGAACTACAACAATTATTTCTTTAGATTCTAATAATTTCGAATCTCTTTATGTTAATGCACAAGTAACTAATACTGTTACTAATGATATGAATTATGTAAGATTGTATGTTTCTATTGCTGGAACAAATACTTTCATATCAGAATACTATATTGATAGCAATGTTTTGAGTTCTTCGACAGGAAATCAAATAGGTATATTCACTTGCACTGACTTGGGAAGTGGTGTTTTATCACTAATACACGAAAATACTTCTTCCGATCAACTTAAGATAAGAACTAATATTGTTGGATTTGGAACAACATCTACTGGAATTGGTACATATAGATTTAAATCTTCTGATCAATTTGATGGTCAAGAAAGAAGTATAATTTACGATTCTAGATATTATTCTACAGTAGGTGCTTCTTCCACAACAATTCAAACTTTAGATAGATCTTTATTTAATGCATCAAAATCTTTAGTTCAAGTAAGTATAGGTTCTACAAAAGCACTTCATCAGGTTATGTTAATTGATGAAGGAACTGATGCTTATACACAACAATTACCTTTCCTTTCAGTATCTAATGATGATAGTGAATTAGATGATGCTTCTGGTATTGGAACATTTGGTGGAGAAATATCTGGAAGTGATTTAATACTTAAATTCTTCCCAGACTCAAATCAAACAGGTCAAATTGATATTGAAGTATTCAGCAAATCATTCTATTCTGAAGTAGATGTTGTTAATGAACCTTTAGATTTATCATATGGTGCTGTAACTGAAAGTATTGATGAAAAATTCTATAATGCTATTAATCTTAGTAGAATTAATAAAGATAGTTTCGAATTAACTGATAATGGTATTCCAATTTTCTCTAAGAAATTTAATCCAAATTCATCTGCATTGGATGCATCTACTGGAACTTTTACAATCCAGAATCACTTCTTTGTTACTGGAGAAGAATTAATCTATACTCCAAACTCCACAATCGTTGGCGTTGGAACTAGTGCAGTGGTTACTTCTAGTGGAGAATTACCATCAACAGTATATGCTATCAAATTAACTGAAAATACTTTCAAAGTAGCAATAACAACTACAGCAGCATCTGCAGGAATTGGAACAACATTTACTTCTCTTGGAGAAGGAAATGCTCATAGATTTACTATGAAAGAAAAAAACACTAAGTGTATCTTGACTGTTGATGAATTGGTTCAATATCCAATAGCACCTACTAAGATTACACATACTTTGAGTGGAAATGTTGGTGGTTCTCTAAACAATAGTGCTACTATTGTTTCTTTAAGTGGAATCTCTACGATAAATCCAAGAGATATACTAAAAATTGATGAAGAATACATGGGTGTCACCAATGTTGGTCTTGGAACAACAAATGTGGGACCAATTACAAATAATGGAACTATAAATCTAGTTGAGGTTAAGAGAGGATTTGTAGGTTCTTCTGCATCAACTCATACAGATTCTACCTTAGTAAGAATTCATAAAGGTTCGTTTAATATTGAAGATAGTGAAATATATTTTACAGAGGCACCAAGAGGCAATCCGCAAATAGAAAAAACAAAAAATAATTTAGATTTCGAAACATCATCATTTACTGGTAGAGTATTTTTAAAATCTAATTATGATAATAACAAAGTTTATGATGATTTATCTGATGAATTTACTGGAATTGGAAGAACATTCACACTAAAAGTTGGTGGTGCAAATACCACAGGAATTGGAACAGAAGGTGCAAGTGGTTTAGTATTTATTAATAACATTTATCAATCACCAAAAACTGATAATAATCCAACAAGATTTAATTATCAAATTTTAGAAGACTCTAGTGCAGGAATAACAACTGTAGAATTCTCAGGTATTACAAGTTTCAATGACCCACTTCAATATATCGTTTCTGATTATGATGTCAATCTAAATGAAGTTCCTAGAGGTGGAATTATAGTTTCATATGGATCTACACCTGGACTTGGGTTTGCACCACTTGTAGGTGCTTCTGTGACTGCTGTTGTTGGTGCTGGAGGTTCTATTGTATCTGTTGGACTAGGAACGACAGGACATGGTTCTGGATATAATGGTTTAGTTTCTATCGGAATATCTGTATATGAAGATGGACATACTGGAGATGTTGCCACAATAACAGCATCTGTTGGTGCTGGTGGAACATTATCATTTAATGTTGGTGCTGGTGGAACTGGATATAGTAATCCGGAAATATTTGTTTCAGATCCATCATATAGTAATCTACCAGTGGTTGGTGTTTCTAGGCTAGGAATTGGAGCAACAACTGATACTGGCAATGGATTATTAGTAGATTTAAAAGTTAGTGGATCTACGGGAATAGGATCTACTTTATTTGAAGTAAGTGAAGTTAAGTTTTCAAGACCAGGATATAATTTTAGAAGAGGTGATGTATTCAAACCAGTTGGATTAGTCACTGATGGTTCTTTATCTTCTCCGATATCAGATTTTGAGATTACAGTAGTTGATACTTACTCTGATAATTTTGCTGCTTGGGAATTTGGTGAACTTGATTATATTGATTCTATTCAAAACTTACAAGATGGATCAAGAGTTAGATTCCCACTTAATTACAATTCAGAACTTTTGAGTTTTGAACCTGAAGAAAATTCTCCAATTGAAAAAAATATTAACAATGTTCTTATAATTTTTATTAATGGAGTATTACAGAAACCAGTAGAAAATTATGTCTTTGAGGGTGGAACATCATTTGTATTTACAAGAGCACCATTACCTCAAGATGAAGTTGAAATTTACTTCTATAAAGGGGTTGATGGAACTGATTCTGTATTAGTTGATGATATTATACCAACCATAGAAACTGGTGATATTGTTCAAGTTATAAGTAATAACATTTATCCAAATACAATAACACAAGATGAAAGAACAGTTTATAACTTAACTTTCTCTGATAAATTTGAAACTAATCGTTATGCTGGATTAGGAGTTGATGAAACTAATTATAAACCACTATCTTGGACAAAACAAAAAACAGATAAGAAAATTAACGGTCAATATGTTTACAAATCAAGAGATGTATTAGAACCTTTAATTTTCCCAACTGCAAGAATTATTAAAGATGTATCTACAACAGACACTGAAATATTTGTTGATAATGTAGAACTTTTTGAATATGAAACTGATAATGGTTATACAGATTCTTCCACTCCATTAGATGCAGTCATTATTAACGGTATTTCTACAGAATCTGCAGGATCTATTGAAAAAATCACAGGATTCAATAATATTAAAGGTTTCTCTGGTATTGTAACTGGTATTACGACAACAACTGGAATTGGTGTTCCTTTAGCACTTGAATTTAAAGTACAACATAACGTTACTTCTAATTATTTTAATGGTTTAATAGTAGGATATCCAATTTATATCTACGATACACAAATTGGTAGTGGAGTTACATCAATTGATGATTCAAATTCTGCAGTTGTTGGAATTGGAACTACTTTCTTGGACAATGTTTACTATGTTTCCGCCATATCTAACGATGATGCAATTGGAATTATTACATGTAATGTAGATTCAAATTCTAATATAGTCGGTCTTGTAACTACTGGAAATATATTAAATCCTGTTGGAAAATACTCATGGGGATTATTAGAAGGAGGAACAAGATCTGCAAATCCAATATCAATTGGTGTTACTGGCAATACTGTATCTGGATTGACAACATATCCAACAATTCAGAGAAGAGGTATTGGTATTAGAAAAACTGGAGCATTACCCAAAAGAGAAGTATAATTGAAAACTAAAATTGTCTTATAAATATATAAAAAACTATTAATATGTCCGCATTCGTAACAGATCAATTTAGAATATTGAATGCTGGTTCTTTTGTAGAGTCTATCAGTAATAATTCTTATTATGCCTTCTTAGGTTTATCAAATCCAACTCCAGGATCAGTTGGATTTGGAAGAACCGATAATTGGAATACAAGCACAACTAATAATCCTGTAGATAATTTTCAATATTTGTCTCATTATAGAGATACTAGTTTATTTGGTAAGAAAATTACATCAGAAAATGCTAGAAGAGTCATAAGAAAAGTTGAATGGGTCGCAAATACTCCTTACGACATGTATCGCCATGATTATCGACAAGGTAATGAATCTCCTGTATCTAAAACAGTAAGATTATATGATGCAAATTATTACGTTCTTACAAGTGAATTTAAAGTTTATATTTGCATAGATAATGGTTCTTCTACTCCTGATGGTACTGATCCCACTGTTACAGGATCAACAATAGAACCAACACAGACTGATGTAGAACCATCTGTTGCAGGGTCTGATGGATATAGATGGAAATATCTATTCAGTATTTCTCCATCAGATGTAATTAAATTTGATTCTACAGAGTATATTACAGTTCCTAATGATTGGTTAACCACAACGGATTCTAGTATTCAGACGATTAGAGAAGGAGGAAACTCTGATACTAATAATAATCAAATAAAAGCAGTATATATTGAAGATGGTGGATCAGGATATACTTCAGGTACAACTGCAGATATTTTGGGAGATGGAACTGGAGGTAAAGTTTCAATCACAGCAGATAGTGAAGGTAAAATAACTGATGTTACGGTTACAAATGGTGGAAAAGGATATACTTATGGAATTCTCAATCTACCTGCAACTGGTAATCCGGCTAAATTAATACCTATAATTCCCCCATCAAAAGGTCATGGTTATAACATTTATGAGGAGTTGGGAACAGATAAAGTATTGATGTATGCAAGATTCGACGATTCAACTAAAGATTTTCCAATAGATACTAAATTTGCTCAAGTTGGTATTATAAAAAATCCTGAAACATTTTCTGGAGCAGGAGTAACTTTTACTGGAAATACATTCTCATCTCTTTCTGGTATTGGACTATCAGAATCTAGAGATGTGAATATTGGAGAAGTAATAACGCAAGATCAAGGTGCTGATGGTATTGCAAAAGGTTATGTAGCATCATTTGATAAAGATACTAAAGTTTTGAAATATTATCAAGACAGATCACTATGTTTTGGAAATAAGGTAGATCAAACACTTAGTAACAGTACAAAAAATATAATACCATTTATTTCTGGTAATAATCCACCACCCATTTCCTTTACAGAAGGACCAAACCCCTCCACTGGTTCTGCAAATATTAATACTTTATTAGATAATACTAGTGTCGTAGTTGTTAATAATAAGCAGATTAATTTGGGAGTTAATTTCACGAAGGGACTTGCAAATCCGGAGATAAATAAAAAGACAGGGGATATAATTTATATTGATAATAGACCCATTGTCGAGAGAGACTCTAGACAAAAAGAAGACATCAAAATCATTCTAGAATTTTAAAAAAAGATGGCACAAAAAACCGACTTAAATATCAGCCCATACTATGATGATTTTGATGGAGATAAAAACTTTTATAAAGTTTTATTTAAACCAGGATATCCAGTTCAGGCTAGAGAATTAACAACTCTTCAGTCCATCTTACAGAATCAAGTAGAGTCTTTTGGTGGTAATATTTTTAAAGAAGGATCTATGGTCCTTCCAGGATCTGTAACTTTTGATAATCAGTTTTCTGCAGTAAAATTAAATGCAGTTAATTTAGGAATAGATATATCTGTTTATATTAAGAATTTTATTGGAAAAAAGATTACAGGACAACTTTCGGGTGTGACAGCATCTATTCAGGAAGTTGCACTTACATCTGATAGTGATTTAGTAACTGATATTACAATTTATGTAAAATATGGTGAATCTGGAGAAGATGCAGAAGTAGATATATTCCAAGATGGAGAGCAATTATTTGCAAGTGAAAATGTTACATATGGAAATACCACAATTAGTGCAGGAACTGCTTTTGCATCATTAATTTCTCAAGATGCAATATCTACTGGTTCAGCAGCATTTATCGATAATGGTGTTTATTTTATTAGAGGAACATTTGTAGAAGTTTCAAAGCAAACACTTATATTAGACTATTATACAAATACTCCTTCTTATAGAGTAGGATTAAAAATATCTGAAACGATTGTAAATGCAAAAGATGATTCATCTTTGTATGATAATGCCAGTGGTTTTACTAATTTTGCGGCACCAGGAGCAGATAGATTAAAAATAGCACTAACACTTACAAAAAAAGAAATATCTAATAATACAGACACTGATTTTGTAGAGATTTTAAGAGTAGATGAAGGAAAAATTAAAAAAATTGAAAATAAACCTGTCTATAATTTAATAAGGGATTATATTGCCGAAAGAACATTTGATGAATCTGGTCATTATACCGTAGATGAGTTTGATGTTAAAGCACTCAATTCATTAAATGATCAAATCGATAATGATGGTTTATATTTAGAAGGAGAAACTACAGAACAGGGAAATACTCCATCAGATGACTTAATGTGTCTACAGGTAAGTCCTGGAAGAGCATATGTTGATGGGTATGATGTTACTTTGGATACAGAAACTGCTGTAGACGTAGAAAAACCAAGAGATACGGAAAGTATAAGTAGTGCTAATATCCCATTTGAGATGGGGCATTTACTTAGAGTTAATAATGTCAGTGGTGCTCCAAAAGAAAATGAAATTGTAGAATTAAATAATCAACTTGGTACAGCAAGTACAATTGGTGTTGCTAGAGTTTACACATTCAATTTGACTGATGCTGCATATTCTGGTGCAGCAACTCAATGGGATTTATATCTTTATGATATTCAAACTTATACAAATATAACTTTTAATAGAAGTGTAACGGCAACGGAGATTCCAACTTCCTCATTTATAAAGGGAAAAAGTAGTGGTGCAAGTGGTTTTGTTGTTCTCGGAAAACCTTCTTCAGATTTAGATCTTTCCCAAACTTCAGGAACTTTCGTAACTGGAGAAAAACTAATTATTAATGGAATTGAAACTGCATTAACAGTTAAAGAATTTACTCAAAATGCAATTGACCAACTTAAATCCGTCAATCAAACAGGAATATCAAGTTTTCCGGATTTCTCTGCAGATGCAGTTCTAAGTCCTAAAAAGTTTTCAAATGGAATTACAGAAGTTAATATTGCTGGAGGTTCAGTAACAAGTCCAGGGAAATTATTTTCTGGAGTTAAGGAGAACGATGTAATTAGTGTTATACAAGATGGTACTCTAAAATATAATAGAATTTCAACTATTTCTTCAGACTTATCAACATTAACTCTTGCAACTATTACTGATGTTAGTGGAGTTTTTGATGGTAATCCAGTAATTTCTGATGGAAATTATACAGCAAATCTTAGAAAAGCACAAATAAGAAATAGTGAAAATGGATTTCTTTATGCAAATCTCCCAGAATCTAATGTTTCCTCTGTCGATCTTTCAAATTCTCAATTATTAATTACAAATCAAATAACCCAAGAATCAACTAATGGATCTGGAGAGTTGGTATTTAATGTTGCAGCAACTGGTATTTCAAGTGCATTTTATGAATCATTTGATCAGGAAAGATATTCCGTTCATTATACTGGGGGTGGAATTGGAACAATAACTTCTGATGCCTTTACTCTTACTGGAGGAGGATCTGGAGTAGAAATTAAAGGATTACTTTCAGGTCAATCAAGCAATGTAGTAGTAAATACGACTCTCAAAAAGAATGGAATTCAAAGTAAAATTAAAAAATTTACTAGAAGTGCAATAGAAGTAGTCGAGTTATCAAAATTAGCACAATCTGGATCTGCATCTAGTATATCAATCAGTGATGGATTAACCTACAATCCATATTATGGACTCAGAGTTCAAGATGATCAAATTTCATTAAATGTTCCTGATGTCTCAAAAGTTCTTGTAGTATATGAATCAACGAATACTGCAGATCCTACATTAGACGCAATAGAATTTTCTTCAATATCTAATGTAGGAACAGATGCTATTATTGGAGAAAATATCATCGGGTCTGAGAGTGGAGCAGTTGGAAGAGTTGTAACAAATAATAGTTCTTCACCATCGTCAGGTGGTGTCAATAAACTAGGTGTAGTTTATCTGAACCAAAATACCTTTATTGCTGGAGAAACTGTAACATTTAAAGAATCTAATATTATATCTACTGTTCAGTCTATTACATTAGGAAAATATAATAATGTAACAGATAATTTTATTCTTGATGGTGGACAGAAAAATGAATATTATGATTATTCGAGATTGATCAGAACATCAGATTCAGAACCATCTAAGAGACTATTGGTCGTTTTTGATCATTATATAGTTCCTGCATCAGATACTGGAGATGTATTTACAGTTTTAAGTTATGATTCTGATAGATTTTTAAATGATATTCCTACAATTGGACCTAATGATGTTAGAGCTTCTGATACATTAGACTTTAGACCAAGAGTTGTCAATTATTCTTCAACAACTGCTTCACCATTTGATTTTAATTCAAGAACATTTACTACAGATTATAACTTAAAACCTGGAGAAAGTTCAATACTTGGATTTGATTTTTATCTCCCAAGAATTGATAAATTATATCTCGATAAATTTGAAAATCTTATCGTTAGTAAAGGTGTTTCAGCAAAAGATCCAAAAGCATCTCCAAGCAATGATCAAAGTTTGATGGAATTGGCAACTATTTTGCTTCCAGCATATCTTTATGACCCTGATGATGTTTCTATTAATTTGGTTGATAATAGAAGATATACCATGAGGGATATTGGTCAACTTGAAGATAGAATAGAAAACTTGGAAAGAGTTACATCTTTAAGTTTATTAGAGGTAAGTACTGAAGCATTGCGTATTGAAGATGAAGATGGTAATAACAGATTTAAGTCCGGTTTCTTTGTAGATAATTTTACTGATAGAACAAGTAGTGATGAAAATTTAACATCAGCAGATATTAGTGAAGGTCAATTGAGGCCAAGACTTCTTTCAAATTCCTTAAGACAAAGAGTTTTACCTTCATCAGAAATTTCTGAAGAAGATTTAGATTTAACAACTAATTTTGAATTATTAGATCCAAATATTCAAAAAACTGGGAATGTTGTTACTCTAAAATATGATTCTATCGGTTGGTTGGAGCAACCACTTGCTACTCGTGTTGAAAATGTTAATCCATTTCATGTAGTAGAATATGTTGGAAATGTAAAATTATCCCCAGAAAATGATTTTTGGATTAGAACAATATACATTCCCCCTTCTGTACAGAATATAACAAGAAGAACTACAAATGTTATTCGTAATACTGTAAGGAATACAGTATCAATACCATTACAGAATGAAACACCTGAAATACCTCGTTTTAGAAATAGATTGGATTTCTTTGCATTTGCTTTGCTTCGAAACAGACAAGCAACGCAAAGAACAGACTGGAGAAGTAGTACAAACTCCAGAACACAGACTACAACAACTTCTAGAACTAGAGTTAATGTAAGATCTAGAGATGTTTTAATCTCAAGTGGTGATGAGCAGTATATCAGATCTAGAAATGTTTCTTTCTTTGGAAGATCACTAAAACCTCTCACAAGACATTATCAGTTCTTAGATAATCATAGTAATGTAGATTTTATACCAAAACTTTTAGAAATTGCTAATAGCACATCTTTAGAAACTTCTGGTACTTTACAAGGATCATTTACATCAGGTGAAACAATAAAAGTATATAAAGGTGGACAAGAAACAGGTCGTTTTAGACTTGCAAAGTCAAATCACAAAGAAGGTCCCTTTAATTCACCATCAAGAACTTATAACATTAATCCATATGTAAGAAAGGAGAATTTGCCAAATTCTTACAGTCAATCATCCAAAACATTAAATATTGATTTGAATTCATTATCTGATGAAGCACAGGGAAGATTTTTTGGATACCTTACCAAAGGAGCAAAGATCGTTGGACAAACGAGTGGTGCAATTGCATATGTAAAAGATTTAAGATTGATAACTGATAATTATGGAGATCTTTTTGGTTCATTCTTTATCAAGAATCCACATACAAATCCGGCACCAAATCCAAGACTTCTTACCGGCAAAAAGACATACTTATTGACTAGTAGTTCTACAAATAAGAAACCATTACCTGGAAGTAAATTAATTTCCACCGGACAAGGATCTTATAGTGCTGTTGGAACTCTCCTAACAAGACAAATACAAACTACAATAACCAGAACTATTGAAACTACAGTAAGACGTACTACAACCATAACAACAACTAGACGTGAAGTCGTCAGAGCAAGAAGATCTGACCCTCTTGCACAATCATTTGTTGTTGGTAGAGATATTGATGCTCCTGATTTAAATGGATTTAGTAGTGATGATAAAGGTGTAGTTCTTACTGAATTGGATATCTTTTTTGCTAACAAACCAGAAGGAAATGAACCTCTTGAAGTTCAAATAAGAACAGTAGAACTTGGTATTCCAACTTTAAATTTGGTTGGTGAATCAAAAACATTATATCCAGATCAAATTACAACATCAACAACTGGAGAAACTGCAACAAGAGTTACATTTGATGAACCAAAATATCTTGCTCCAGGTAATGAATATGCTGTAGTTTTACTTGCACCTACTTCAGATGAATATGAAGTTTGGATTGCAAAAATGGGAGAAAGAACTGTTAATACGCAATCTCTACCTGATGCAGAAGCAGTCATTTATACCAAGCAATTCGCACTTGGTAGTTTGTTTAAGTCTCAAAATGGATCTATTTGGACTCCTACACAAGAATTAGATCTTAAATTTAAACTTTATAAAGCAAAATTCACTGCAAACACTGGTATTGCGTATTTTGGAAATCCACCTTTAGATCAAAGTAATGGATATGTAAATAATTTACTTGCAAACCCAGTTACAGGTCTTCCAAAAACAATTAATCTTGGAGTCACAACATTCACAGATTCTGGTCTGATTGATATTTTAAATACTGGTAGAAAAATTGCTGGTTCTATTCCAAATAGTTATGGTTATATTGAGTATGCGGGTGGACCAGTTAGTGGTACACCAACAGTTACTAATGGTGGGGAAAATTATACAACTCAGTCCGATTTAGCAACAACTAATATTGTTGGAAATGGTAGTGGATTAAGACTAACTATTGCACAGACAAATGGAGTAATTACTGGGGTCACGAGAACTTCTAATGGAACTGGATATGAAGTTGGTGATGTAGTAACTGTTACTAGTGGTACAACGGGAAGAGGCGCATTAATTACTGTTAGTGCAATTACTGGAAGAGATACACTTTACTTGACTGATGTTCAAGGTGAAGGTGACTCTTCACCAAGAGCATTCCGAACTGGTATTGGAGTAAGTTATTATGATACAGATACAACTATTGTATCTTTAGGTAGTACTGTAATTACAAGTGTGACCGAAGGATCAGGTACAAATTCCGGAAATTTCTTAGAGGTAAGTCATTTCAATCATGGAATGTATGCCAATAATAATAAATTAAAATTGACCGGTGTCGAATCTGATATTTCGCCATCAATTCTTACTGCTGGTTTATTATCAACAGAATTAAATACAATATTTGTTGAAGATTCTTCCGTCTTTGAAACTTTTGAAGGTCTTCCTGTTAGCAATTCCAATCCAGGATATGTAAAAATTGGAGATGAAGTTATATCATACGAAACGGCATCTTCAAATGAGTTAGGAACTCTTACTAGAGGTATTGAAGGAAAAATTGAATCGCATGAAGTTAATTCTAAGGTTCAAAAATATGAGTTTAATGGAGTATCTTTAAGAAGAATTAATAATATAATTTATGATATTTCTGATACTGGAATTGATTCTAACGGATATTATATTGAAATAGATCGAAGTGCTACATATGGAGTGGGAAGATCTGAAGATACTGCAACTCTACCACAATTATCATTTAATAGACAGTTTGTTGGTGGTGGAAATAATGTTTATGCAACTGAGAATATTCAATTCAATTCCGTAAATCCAAGATTCTTTGTTCAGGCACCTGGAGATTCAACTTCAGTAAGTGCCGTAATCAGAACAACAACTGGAACTAGTATTGATGGTACTGAAACTTCTTTCCAACTTCTGAATGAAGTAGAACCAGTGGAATTGAATTCCTTTAATAATTTAAAATCGACCAGAATAGTATGTTCTAGAGTGAATGAATTACAACAACCAGTATTCAATAATGTTTCTGGCAGAAGATCATTTACCACAGCAGTTACATTAAACAGTACGGATGAAAATTTATCTCCAATTATAAATCTTGAAGATTCTACTATTGAATTTGCATCAAATTATTTAAATAGACCTGTTACAAATTTTGCTTCAGATTCTAGAGTCAATTCTATTTTAGATGATCCACACTCAGCAATCTATGTTTCTGATACTGTTGGACTATCTAAACCAGCATCTTCCTTGAAAGTTATACTTGGAGCATATAGACCTGCTTCTTCTGACATTAGAGTTCTTTATAGTCTCGTTAGAGATGATTCATCTGAAATTGAACAAGAATTTGAATTGTTCCCTGGATATGAGAATCTTGAAACAACTTCTGATGGTGGATTCAGAGTTGTTGATCCATCTCTAAATAATGGAAAATCTGATGTTAGAGTTCCAGCAAGTTCTGCTAATCAGTTCTTAGAATATGAGTTTAGTGCTGATAATTTAGGAGAATTTAGTGGTTATTCAATTAAGATTATTATGTCAGGGACTGATCAAGCAAATGCACCAATTATCAGTGATCTTCGAACAATCGCACTCGCATGAAGAATTTAATAAAAGTTAAAGATCATCCTCATCTTTACCGAGATGAGGATACTGGAGCAATTGTTAATTGTGATGATATTGCTTATGACAGATACAAGAATAGAGTGAAACGAAAAAATTCGGAGAAAGAAGAATTAAATAATATGAAAAAAGATATTGAAGAAATAAAAAATTTACTCAAAGATTTTTTAAACAAATAACTACTACCAATAATTCATATAAATATTTAAAGGATTATAATTTATAAAGATAATGGCAGTTTATGCATCTAATATTGTGATTGAGCAGGGATTTGACTTTTCCAGTTCTTTTGCCTTAGGTGATTCTAGAACCAATTCCAGTCTGAATATTACTGGATATGGTGTTACTGCACAATTAAGAAAAAGTCCTTCTAGTTCAACATCAGTTTCTTTTGCTTCGACAATTTTAGATTCTGAAGTTGGTATTATTGAACTTTCACTAACTGATAATCAAACTCTAAGTTTAAAACCTGGTAGATATGTTTATGATGTTCTAGTTGAAATTGGGGGATTAGACTCTGGAGGAAAAAAATATAAAGCATTTGAGGGTATGGCTTTAGTAAGAGCGGGAGTAACAAGGTAATGCCAAGTATACCAGATAGAATTGGTGGACAGGGGGTAATAAAAGTCCTCTCAAATATTAGTGGGTCATCAGTATCTAAAATTGTAGATCTAAGTGATGTTGATGTATCATCTCTAGCAGATGGTTTCTTTTTAGAATATAATGCAAATACTTCTAAATTTATCACCACCGATACATTTAGATTTGTAAAAAATATTAATGTAACTGATACAACAACAACTCAAAATCTTGATGTTATTGGAGTTACTACTTTTAGGGGCGATTTATTTGTAGGTTCAGATCTTTATGTTGACGAATATCTAATTTATGAAAATAACTTTGATGGTCCAAATGGAGTTGGATATTTTGATAATGATGGAAAATTGGTAAGTAGTGGAAGCACTGCAACGGCAATAGAAACAAGTAATTTTATATTAACAACCGATGAACCATCCGGAATCGTTACTTGGACAAGTATCCTTGATGGAGGAGAATACTAATGGCAAAACCAAGTACAAGACAAGGATTAATTGATTATTGTCTCAGAAAACTGGGAGCACCAGTTTTGGAAATCAATGTTGATGATGATCAGATAGATGATTTAGTTGATGATACTATTCAATATTTTAATGAACGACATTATGATGGTGTCGAGAGAATGTACTTAAAATACAAAGTATCTCAAGATGATATTGATAGAGGAAAGGCAGGTGGAACAGATGGAGTTGGAATTGTAACAACTACTGGAACTTCAAATATTGTAGGAACTGCAACTACTTTTAATTTCTACGAAAATTCGAATTATATACAAGTTCCAGATTCTGTAATAGGAGTTGAAAAAATATTTAAGTTTGATACTAGTGCAATTTCTGGAGGAATGTTTAGTATTAAATATCAACTTTTCTTAAATGATCTTTATTACTTTAGTTCTGTTGACTTACTAACTTATGCGATGACAAAAACATATCTTGAAGATATTGATTTTTTACTTACCACAGATAAACAAATAAGATACAACAAAAGACAAGATAGATTATACTTAGATATAGACTGGGGAGCACAATCTAAAGATACTTTTTTCGTAATTGATTGTTATAGAGCATTAGATCCCGAATCATTTACTCAAGTGTATAATGATTCATTTGTAAAAAAATACTTGACGGCATTGATAAAAAGACAATGGGGTCAAAATTTAATTAAATTTAATGGTGTTAAACTTCCTGGTGGAATTGAATTAAATGGAAGGCAGATATATGAAGATGCCCAAAGAGATTTGGAAGATATAAAACAAAGAATGTCTTCTGAATATGAACTACCACCTTTAGATCTAATTGGATAATTATGGCACTGAATCCCTATTTTCTTCAAGGTTCATCTGGTGAACAGAGTCTTGTACAAGACTTGGTAAATGAACAATTAAAAATGTATGGAATAGAGGTTTACTATATTCCAAGAAAACTATTAAAAACTGATGATATACTGAATGAAGTTCAATCATCAAAATTTGATACAAGTTTTGTAATTGAGGCATACTTAAATAATTATGATGGATATGCACCTGATAGTGATATCATGACCAAATTTGGTCTAAGACTTAAAAATGAAATAACTTTAGTTCTTTCCAAAGAAAGATTTGAAGAATCGATTTCACCATACTTGGCAGAAATTGCTTCAATATCTAGAGTATATTATCCAGGAGAAGATCTGGCATTTGTCGATAGACCAAAAGAAGGAGACTTAGTTTATTTTCCTTTAGGAGAAAGATTTTTTGAAATTAAAAGAGTTGAAGTAGAAAAACCATTCTATCAATTAGGTAGGAATTATGTTTATGAATTATCATGCGAACTCTTCGAATATGAAGATGAGGAAATTGATACCGGAATTCCTGAAATAGATGATGTTCTAGAAGATGTTGGTTATATCACAGATTTGAAATTGGTTGCTTTTGGTGGAACTGCAGAATGTGACTCAATACTTGTTCCTGGTTTTTCAGGTGTTACTAATGTTGTTTTACTGAATGATGGATACAATTACACTGGAATACCTACGGTAACAATAAGTCCTCCCAATAATTTCGAAGATGTAGATTTTAGCACTGTTACAGGTGCCATAGGAGTTGATGAATTTTCTTTGACAGCTACTGCAGTTGCAATAACTACATCAGTTGGAGATGCATTATCTGTCAAAGAGATAGTCATTACAAATACTGGATATGGATACACTGAACCTCCTACGGTAACTATTGCTGGAGGAGGAGGTTCTGGAGCAATTGCTACTTGTGTCATATCAGAAAGTCCAATTCTTAAAATTGAAATTACAGATAAGGGAGATAGATATTATGAAGCGCCGACTATCACAATAGATCCACCAGTTGGCGGAGGAACAACCGCAACGGCGATCTCTAGAATTTTCAATGGAAGAGTATCAGAAGTATTATTAACAAATGCAGGTTCTGGATATACTTCTAAACCAAATATCACAGTTTCTCCACCACCTGCTGTAGGAATTGGAACCTTTATTGTTTCGGAGACAGTCACTGGTTCTCTTTCTGGAGTTACTGCAGAAGTCAAATCTTGGACTAATCCAGGACAAGATATTGATAAGATTCTCAGAGTTTCACTAAATAGTGGAACATTTAGTGAAGGAGAAAATATAGTTGGATCTTCTTCCTCTGCAATTTACACTTTAAAGTCATATGACACAGATACTTCATCAAGTGATCAATATTCAGATAATGATGAATTTGAGGTAGAAGCAGACAAAATATTAGACTTTACAGAAACAAATCCTTTTGGTACATATTAATGTTAGGAACATACTATTATAACGAAATAATTAGAAAAACGATTATATCATTTGGGACTCTTTTTAATGACATTCACATTAAACATAAAGATAATTCTGAAGATGTAATTTCTGATATGAGAGTTGGTCTTTCCTATGGACCAATGCAGAAATTTCTTGCAAAAATTGAGCAGCAGGAAGATCTAACAAAACCTGTTGCGATTACCTTACCAAGAATGTCTTTTGAGATGACTAGTATTCAATATGATTCGTCAAGAAAAACTGGAATAGTACAGACATTTAAGGCATGTGATAAAAATGGAAAGGTAAAAAAAGTTTTTATGCCAGTTCCTTATAATATTGGATTTGAGTTAAATATTTTCACCAAATTAAATGATGATGCCCTTCAAATAGTTGAGCAAATACTACCATTTTTCCAGCCATCATTTAATGTTACAGTTGATTTAGTAGAATCTATTGGAGAAAAAAGAGATGTTCCTATTGTTTTAGATAGTATTGATTTTCAAGATGATTATGAGGGTTCATTTCAAACTCGTAGAGCATTAATTTACACTTTAAGATTTACTGCAAAAACTTACATATTCGGTCCTGTTGCAGATAGCACTGATGGACTTATTAAAAAAGTTCAGGTTGATTTGTATGCTGATACAAATACTAAGACCGCAAAACGTGAAATGAGGTATACTGCTGTTCCTGACCCAATTGATGCGGAACCTGGAGATGATTTTGGATTTACAGAAAGTTGGGAATTTTTAGGAGACTCTAAAGAATTCAGTCCCACTAAAAAAGAGGATTTTTAATCTATTATGAGTAATTATGATTCTATCGATGAGGCTCTGAATATTGAGAGTGATATTGTCGAGTCAAAACCAATTAAAAAACCTGAGATTATAAAATCGAAGGATGATGATATAGAGAAGGATTATGTCTATAGTCGTGCGAACCTCTACTCCCTCATAGAGAAGGGTCAGGAGGCAATCAACGGCATTATGGAGGTAGCAGGGGAAGGAGGCAGTCCAAGGGCATATGAGGTCGCAGGGCAGTTGATTAAGAGTGTTGCTGATACTACCGATAAGTTGATTGACTTACAAAAGAAACTTAAGGATGTGGAGGATGAAACTAAGAAGACCACAAATAATGTTACTAATAATGCAGTGTTTGTTGGGTCTACATCAGAACTCCAAAAAATGCTCAAGCAAGGTTTTCTAAATAATAAAGAATAGACTACTTTTCATCGATGAAAAAGTGTAAGCAAGGATATTATTATTGTTATACGGATGAGGTTTGTAAACCTATTCCGAAGGGTTTAAGAGTAACCGCTAGATTTTCTGGTGGAGGAAAAGAACCAGAAGAAACTGGTATTGATGTACCTACAAATGGTAATGGTGGTGAAAATGGTAATGGTGGAGGAGTAAGTGAATCAAAATCTGGTGATAGTTCTTTGCGTGACTGGTTCGGCAAAAGCAAATCAAGTGATAGAAAAGGGAAGGCAATCAACGTGAAGACAGAAGAAACTGTAGTAGAAAAGGCAGGTGAGAAAGATGCCTGTTATAAGAAGGTCAAGAGTAGATATAGTGTCTGGCCTTCTGCATATGCTTCCGGAGCACTTGTAAAATGTCGCAAAAAAGGTGCTGCTAACTGGGGAAATAAGTCAGAGTCTGTAGAGTATTCTGATTGGAGAGATGATTTTCGGGCAACTGAATATGAGTTCATTGATATTATCAAAGCAGAACCTTTGATTTCTGAGTCACCGAGTTTTGAAATTAAAAAAAATGATGAAGTGCAAGGTCCTGAAGTATCAAAAGAAAAACAATGGAATGCTGGACCTGCATCCCGAAGAGCAAAAGAGGGTATAGATAGACTTAAAAAGAAATTAAAAAAAGAAGAAAAGGAAAATGAAGAAATTGAAATTGAGGAAAAGAAAGATCCTTGCTGGGATACTCACAAACAAGTGGGTATGAAGAAGAAGGGTGGTAAGATGGTTCCTAACTGTGTTCGCAAAGAAGAAAAAGAAGAATCAAAAATCGACGGTAGCAATCTAAAAAAACTTGCCGCAAAAGCAGTAAGAAGAGTCGATGCCGATGTGGATGGTGATGTAGATACTGATGATATGAAGTCCTCAGAGACTGGTGAGTTTGTTCCTTCACCTGATGGTAAGAAACTAAAACCAAAGGTAAGATTTGAAGGTGCTTCAGATTGGAGAAATGAACTTGATGAAGGTGCTGCCTGGACTAAAAAATCGGGCAAGAATAAGAAAGGTGGTCTTAATGAAAAGGGACGCAAGTCTTATGAAGCAGAAAATCCTGGTTCTGACCTGAAAGCACCATCCAAAAAGAAAGGTAACAAAAGAAGAGCATCATTCTGTGCGAGAATGAAAGGAATGAAAAAGAAATTAACTTCTGCTAAAACTGCAAGAGATCCA